CGTGGAAACTCGACCGGCACCCCCTGGTCCACTCGGTTTTATGAGTGGATCGGAGAGTCGAGTGGAAGCGACACACCCGCTTGGTTGAAGGAATGATGGGGCCCTATGGGGCTTGATGGATATACTGCGAACCCAAGCAAGTTCGACTGTCCAGACATTGAAGTCATACCCCTAGGGTCCCCATCGAAGGTTCGGAAGTCGCAGAAAATGACGGGGTTGATCCCTGACATTCACTTCCGTGGAGCGAACCACAATGTGATAAATCTGCGTCGGGCGGCTATTGAAAGAGTTTTCCTGTTAAAGGACGGGTCCATCCCACCCAGTCCGTCAGAAGGTGCGTTTGAAAACACGTACCTACGGGCGTTTCGAGCAAAGGTATTGAGGTGCTGTAAGGTTCCACCTGTGTGGTCACGACAACAATTTGTCGAGTCGTACACTGGTCGAAAGCGCACCATTTACGCCAATGCTTTGTTACGCCTGCTGAGAACAGGTCTACAGAAGTACCATTCTCACTTGAGGAATTTCATCAAGTTTGAAAAGCTGAATCTCTACAAGAAGCCCGACTGCGTGCCGCGACTGATAAGTCCGCGGGCGCCAGAATTCAACATCGAAGTTGGCCGGTTTATAAAACCGGCAGAGGGGGTCTTTTACCAAGCCATTAACACGGCCCTTGGTTATAAGGCCATTGCGAAAGGAATGAACTGCATCCAATCAGCAGCTTGCTTGCGAGCTAACTGGTTGGAGTTTAGGCAGCCCATTTGCATCCCTCTTGACGTCACACGTTTTGATCAGCATGTGTCGGAACCGGCTCTAAAGTTTGAACATTCATTTTATAATGCAATATTCAATTCTGAAGAGCTGAGATCACTTTTGAAGAGACAACTGCGAAATGTCAACATAGGAAGAGCACCAGACGGTATAGTTAAATACACAACGGATGGTAAACGAAGCTCTGGTGACATGAACACTGCCTTGGGGAATGTGATTCTCATGGTTTCCGTCGTCCAGGCATACTGTGCTAAGATACGAGTGAAGTCACGACTTTTTGATAACGGTGATGATTGTTGCGTCATAATAGAGAAACACAATATCCAT